TATGGAACTCCATCACGCTTCACTGCATCTAAATAATAGGTGTATAGGCGGTTCTTTTCTTCCAAATCCTTAACTTCATCCATCTTACCTTTTATATTGTCTATAAACGATTGTAATTGCGTTATAGCACTATTTGTGGTGTTTATATCTTTGGTGATTTGTTTAATTACCTTATCAACTTCGGATTTAAGAGTTTCCTTATCTTTGATTTGTTTTTCTAACTCTTTATTATTTTCAATTGTATCTTCGTTTTCGTAATATTTCTCAATATCTTCTTCAACTTTGTCGAATTGAGTTTGTAATAATTCTTCTTTTGTTTCCAAACCTTTATATTCCATTTCCGCTTTTTCTAATATAACTTTTATTCTGGAATATCTGGTTTTTAATTCCTGTAAATCATTATATTGTTGTTCTACACCTTCCAATGATTGTAAAATGGTTTTAAATCCATTTACATCATCTAAACAATGTTCAACAATATTTTGTAATTCAGGCAATGTTTCTTTTGCTTTCATCGCATCTTTAACAAACTCATTATTACAACAAAATTTACAATTTGGGTCATATTCGTGTTTATCCAAATGTGAAATCTTTTCTTCTGCTAAACTCAAATGTAATTTTGCAGTAGAATGTGTTTTTTCTGCTTCTGTTAAATCTTTTTGTTTTTGCTGGTAATCGTTATACGCAGTTTCGATATCCGTTACCACTCCATCAATATCAAATGTTTTCTTTTCTTCAATTGATTTTGAAATTTCTGTAAGAGTATCGTTGTGATTTTCTATTTTAGTTTCCGTATTTGTATATTCGGTTTCTAAATCTTGGATTTGTTTTCCAATTGACTTTCGTTTTTCTTCCAAAGTAGGTAAATCTAAATTGGAGTCAATTGGAGCAAGTTGTCTTGTTAAATCCAATATCTCACCTTCAACTCCTTCTTTTATTTTTGTTTCAGAATTTAATTGTTGTTGTAATTCTTTTAATTCACCTTTTCTATCTTTAATCTCAATACCCTTATTCGCTAATTCTGTCGTAAAGTCGGTTTTCTTAAAATTTTTGATAAGTACACTCACTTCTCTAATATCTTCCAATGCAGTATCATACAATTTATCAAAGATATTCAATCCCATAAATTGAGCAAGTAAATCCTTTCTTTCTGATTGTGATTTATCAATGAATAGTGCATTGTTACCTTGCAAACTCAATGCAGTTAGAACGAAATCTTCGTATGTTCCTACATATTGTTCAATGATTGCGTTGGTATCTCTACGTTCCGTTCCGTTTAGTGATGTTCTTTCATCCCCTTCCATTTTATAGAATTCAACATCCACCTTTACGTTCTTTCCTTTGTTGATTGTTTTAGCAGTTCTCTCAATGAAGTATCTTTCACCATTAATATCAAATTCCAACTTACATTTGAAATCGGTCTTACGATTATTCATTATGTTTGCCGCTTTGAATGCTCTACTACTTTTATCGTATAAACAAAATGAAATAGAGTCAAATAGTGATGATTTACCACTTGCGTTAGGTGCAAATAATCCCATCAATCCGTTTAGTTTACTGAAATCAATAATATTGTCCTCACCGTAACTGAACATATTAGAGAATTCAAACTTTATAGGTTTCCATTGAATATTTCTTGCAACATCATCTAATACAATTCTACTATTTACATCTCTATTTATAGTTTCTAATTCCGCAAGGTCTTGTTGTGTCACAAACGGCATCATTCTGGTAACGTAATCGTGTATTAAAGAGTTTTGATGGTTTACATCTGTGATATCTTCAAAGTCCAATTTGTTTTGTCTATTACCGGTCTTTAATTTAGAAAGTGAATCGGTTCTAATGATTGTAAAATCCTCAAGTCCGTATCTCATTTTAATTTCTGTCAATACTTTCTTTGTATCGGCAGTATCGGTGTTAGATAAACGAACTCTCAATCGTGCATGCTTTGGCATATCCGATACAATTGGAACTATACCATTATCTACATCCAAAGTATAATAACCATAATCGTTTGGTAAATCAACACTCTCATAAGTTAGAGTATCCATATCCCAAACAAGGAAACCATGCTTATCTAATGTTTCACCGAAGTTTTGTTGAACCAATGAACCGGCATAAACTACCTTACATCCTTTTGGACTAATCATTTCCTGACGTTTATGAATATCACCCAATAGGGCCAAATCATATCCATCAAATATATCGGTTGTAAAGTGTCTACTACTAACCACATAACCTACATCTGTAATAGAATTATCAACAGGTCCGTGAAATAGTGCAATCTTTGTTTTTGCATCAATATCCTCTGCTTTTGGCCAATTATCCTTATTATCAAAAATAGAATAAACAGCAAATGCGGTATCACCATGTTTCCAAACCTGTGTATCTCTTAAATAATAAAAGTTATCTAAATTCAATGCTTCAACAATCGGAGTAAGAACATCAATTCTATCCAAATTGTTCATATTACAATCGTGGTTACCTGTGATAAGGATTGTAGGTGCCAATTTAGCACATTCCGTAAATAACCAACTAATCTCTCTAACTAATTCAGGAGACATTTCCAATTTAGCATGTGCAATATCACCTGCTAAATAAATGATTGCATCTTCCGTTCCTCTATTACGGATTTCCTCAAACATTTTTTCAAATACTTGTCTATACTCTTTGTGTCGTTTCACGTTACGGATATGTACGTCCGCAATATGGTAAATTGTTTTTAATTTACTCATAAACTATTTATTTTATTTAACAATAATTCTTCCGAAGTAAATTCTTTAGTTTTCTTTAGTTCTTCGTAGAATTTTTCATACCCCATATCGGCGGCATCTTTATCTTTCAAATACATTATTTTAACCTGTATTCCATTCTTTCTAAAATACTCTGCTGCTTTCAATGCTTCACTCATCGCATCATTATCCAATGAAATGATGATATCACTAACACCACTCATGAAGATTTTCTCAACTAATTGTTTAGAAGGAAACTTACCCAGTAGTGGGATTGCGTTTCGTTTGATTGTGATTGCATCAAATACACCCTCACAAAGTATAATCGGTTCTTTCCAATTTACTTGTGACTCAAACGCTATAACATTCTTGCTGATTGGTGGGTTTTTGTATTTCATCTTCTCATCTGGATAATAAGAACGAGAAACAAAGTAATTAAGTGAACCATCGGAATTATATGATGGAACAATTACTCTACGGGCATACAACCCCTCTTTACAATACCCTATGTTATATTTGATTATATCTTTTTGTGTAATACCTCTTTCGTTAAGGTAATGAATAGCATGTTTATATTCAGGATTGAATCCCTTTGGTTCTTCTGCTAAACTAATAAATTCTTTTGGAAGTGAAATGAATACCTTTGTTTCGGCATCTTCTTGCTGTGGGGTATAATGTGAGTCCCCATATATTTCTCTAATAATGGATATAGTTTTCCTGTCTACATCAAGTTTACGAAGTAGGGATGTCAATTTCTTACCACCACTATTACAAGTCCAACAATGCCACTTTTGAGTTTCTGTATTAACTTGTAACTTTTGTTTGTGGTGATTACAAAACGGACAATAAAATGCTAATTCGTTACCCTTTAATGCGGAATAACTACCCAACGTATTAGATAACGTGGATACTACGATATTTTTATCAGTCTGCTTCAACACAAACCAAATATACAACAAATATTTGAAAATACCAAATTTTTTAGGGTTCTAAAAACCATTCATCCGGTATTTCTTTGTCTGCATATTTAAATCCATTCTTTTCACACCACATTCCGTAGGTGGTTTTGGATTTTTTATTTATTTTGTTTTTGGAATTTGTAAATACAAAACGGATATCCAATTGGGGATTTTGCTCCTTTACTAATAGGTGTTTTTTCCTATCTGCAATCACAAATCTGCCTTTGGTTTCTACAATAATCCCGTTAGGAAGCCTAAAATCAGGATGGTAAGTGTGTTCAGTAGCAGGTATAGTATAAGAAACCTCTTCAGATTCATATTGAACCTCAATTCCTTTACTCTCAATTTGTTTGGAAACACTTTCTTCAAGACCTGATTTATACCCATGCTTTCTTGCAACCCATTTAGAGTTATTCTTTTTTGTAACTTTTTTTCTAGCCATTAAGTTTTTATTTCTTTACAGAATCGGAGTATTTTTTCTCATTTAACTCCCCACCTCTAC